ATGAAGAATATGAAGTTGAAGTTCAACGATGTGTAGATGAACGCAGAGAATTTAAAGAAAAAATCGAAAAAATTCTTGGGCAAGAGAACATCAATATCAGACAGATACACGCTGAATTTTTCACAGCGATAAAAATCAAAGAGATGGACAACAAATAAGCCCCTGCTGACCTACCGGCAACACGGGGACGGTGTGGCAGCATCGTAGCCATTGGCAAGACCTCATTATTTGCCTTTATACTACGCTTTGCGGTGAGCGAATCACCGCATAATGGGATGCGTCTTAGTTGTCCAGTCGAGATATGAAGCCTCTGGACAATGCACGGTGCAACTCCGTGACAGCTGTCTCCGTCAGGGAGCATTGTCTATTTCGTTTCCTCTGTCTTGCTGTGCGGTGCAATTCCGCAGCAGCCCACCAACGCCCGTCGGGAGCGTATCCCGACCCACTGCCCGTAAGGGCAATAAAAAATAGAAAGGATGATTGGATGCTGATTGCAGAAAGTTTTAAGAAGACCCGAATCCGGCATGAACTGACACAGGTACAACTTGCAAAGGCTCTGGGAATTTCGGACAAGATGGTTAGCCAAATCGAAAATGGCTTTCGCCCACCATCCGCAGAGATTTTGCGGAACATGGCGGAACAGCTGGGTTGCTCCGCTGATGAAATTCTTGGTGTACAGCAGCAAGAAAAAGCAACCGATAGAAAGTAAGGTGAGAATATGAACAACATTATCAGAGAAGACAACATCACGCCAAAAACAACGCTGGTTTTGCAGCCGATGCCGGAACAACTTCTGACAGTAAAGGACATTTCTTCCTTGCTGAAATGCAATGTTGCAACCGTTCACAATCTCCGCAAAACTGGATTGCTGCGATTCTTAAAACTTGGCTCGTACAAGTGCCGTGTATCTACGTTTCTTGCGTTTTTGGATGAATATGACGGAAAGGACTTGGATTCGTTGGTACAAGAACGGCAAAATGAACCAATATGAATGGGATGGCAGAGCATGAGCCGGAAAGTTGCGTATCGGAACGGACACAAATACGCCATCTGCGAGCAATACGGGCTGGACTGGAACGTATCCTGGCAGTTTACAGGGTGGTATGTGTGTCCGGTCTGCTGGAGTAAAAACAGGGAGGAAAATCAGAAAGATGGGAAAAATCGTTATCAAAACAACCAGAAAGAGCAATGTATCTAAGGTCAAGGTGAGAGGTTTTAAAGAATTTGACGCCGCTAAAATAGCATTTTGTACGTTTATCGGAATCATGAGCGGACTCAATCAAGAGGATAAAAATCTTATCTTGTGTGCAGCCGCTACCATTATTCAAGATGTTGCAGACAAGGCAGGCTCTGAACCAGAGGAGGAGCAATCATGCAAACGATGATTTTAGGTGGTATTGCCGCCGTTATCTGCTGGGTTGCCTGGCAGCGGCATAACCGCACACTCGACGAGCAAGCAGCGGATTCCGGACGGACGTTAAAACCCGTACCGGCTGGGTTTGATTATCAGGCGGCACGGGAACAGACAGACCGCATGGAGAGCAATCTCAAGCAGTACGAGCAGTGCAATCAGTTGATAAATGATAGTGTTGTAGCTATCCAGACGGGCGAGAGTATGCCGATTGAGATTACTCATTTTGACAACAGAGGGCGGCGAGTACATACCACGCTGACCGACATTCCGCCGGAGATTGTCAACGACTTTGCACATCGGCTGCTGGATGTTTGTGCAGAGCGATGCGGCAACACTCCCCCACCGCCGGAAACTTGATTTTTTCGGGAATGTCGAGGAAAAGCGGTAGGAAAAGCAGTAGGAAAAGCCAGCTTTTCCTCCCGTCGGGGGAGGGGGTGAGAAAGAATGATTAAGTATTGTTTAGTCTGCGGTATTGAGATTGCTGACACCAGCTATGATACACCGGGACGGTTTAACGCCGTCAAATACTGTCCGGAGTGTGCAGCAGAACGAAAAAAGCAAGCGAACAAGAGAAGCCGCCAAAAACGCAAAATGGAAAACGCTATTGAGAAAACAACGGAGGTACATGAACTTACAGAAACGGCAAAAGCGTGTCAGACGCTGCGACGGTTGGCAAATCAGGAAAGCGGATTGCTAAAACAAAAGATTAACATCTTAAATGGCGAGTTGTTGCAAGAACGGGCAAAAAAGAACCCTCGCACCAGCAGCAACCAGTAACGAGGGAGAATGAAAAACACCCTTATTTTATCACAAACAGAAAGGAATGTCAATATGAAAAGAGAGGAAGTCTTTTTGAGACAACATGCAATCCAAGTTGCTATCATGTGCGTTGAGGCAATGCACGCAGATAGCACCACACTTAACCCGGTGCAAGAGGCTGACCATTTTAACATAATGCAGCCGCTGTACCGTATCCTTGGCGAGTTGGATGCAGAAGCACATGACTTTGTGGATGCGGATCTGCAGGCACTTGCAAAGCAAGCCGCAGAGGAAGAACCAGAACTAAACCTCAGCCAGCTGGATTTTTTGGAAAGCGATGGGATGCAAGATGATAAAGATTGAAAACGATTGCAGTTGTTGCGAGCAATGCAGAAACTGCGGTGCAAAACGTGTGCCGCACGTTTACTGCGATGGATGCGGTGCGGAAGTGTCCGGTGACAGCAAACTGATTCGGATTGTCGGTGCGAACGATAATGCTTGGCTTTGCGAGGATTGCCTTGCAGAATGGGTGGAAAGCGTCACAGTCACGACTTATGCCGCCGACCTTGTAAGGGAGATGCATGTAGAAGATGTTTGAATCTGGCGTGAAAAAGTATGTTTTCGTGCGGGTCAACTATGAATTTGGCTTTCCGGTGACGTTTCACGATGTCGCACATGTCGAATGTGCATATTGTCAGATGTATGACAAATACAAGAATCGCTGCAACATCACCGGAGAGTACATCGTAGAGCCAACCCGTTATGTGGGCTTTGAATGCCCGTTGGAATTGGTAGAAGAAGGAAGTGAAGAGCATGGACGAACAGAAGACGGAACAGAAACCCGATGAACGGCGGCTGCCGGAACGGTTGCTGGCAATCCAGAACGAACTAAAAGCCCCGAAAGGGCAGTACAACAGCTTCGGAAAGTATAAATACCGCAGTGCCGAGGACATCTTAGAGGCGGTCAAGCCGCTTGCAGAGCAGCACAGCGTTTTAATTTACTGCTCGGATGATATTGTCATGGTTGGCAATCGCATCTATGTAAAGGCAACTGCAACGGCAGAGGATGTCACCGGCAGATGCAACGCCATTGCAGTGACCGCTTTTGCGAGAGAACCGGACGACAAGAAAGGCATGGATGCCAGTCAGATTACTGGCACGGCATCCAGTTATGCCCGAAAGTATGCGTTGAATGGTCTGCTCTGCATTGACGATGCAAAGGATGCAGATACAGACGCTTACCAGACCGCCGGAAATGCCCCCACAGCGGCACAACAGCCACCCCGTCAAATTTACTGCAGCAACTGCAAAAAGCCCATACAAGCCGCCAAGGGCAAGGACGGGCGATTGTATCAGCCGATTGACATTTACAAGCAATGCAGAGGGCTTTGCATCAACTGTTTTCAGGCATCTAAGGGGGCAGGAAAATGACGGACAGAAAAGCATTTGCAAAGAAAGTCAAAGTTCTCTGCGACACCCGCGAGCAATGCAATCAGCATATTATACAGTTTTTGCATGCAAACGGGATTGCTACAGAAAGCCGCAAGCTGGACTTCGGAGATTATTCCTTTGAAATCAATGGAAAGTGCTTCGAGCATTCCTGCATCGTTGAACGGAAAGGCAGCGTGGACGAACTCTTCGGGAACTTCGTCCACGACCGGGAACGCATTCAGAAAGAGTTCGATGCAGCTGCAAAGAACGCCCAGCACATGGAGTTGATTTTAGAGGGTGTAACGTCGGAGGCAGAGTTAAAAGCCTACGAAATCCCAGAAAAACAGATGATTGCACAAAATCGGAAAGTGAAACGCATCGGCGAAACCGTCTATTTCGCTCTGCGGTCGCTCCGGTCAGGCAATCGGTGCGGCTTGCAGGTGTCGTTTGTCCGGAAGGAAGACACAGCCAAAAAGCTGCTGGAAATCTTTTACTATTACTATCGGAACTACGAAAGAGCGGTTGCACCGCTACGAAAGGAGCAAGAACAATGATAAACAAGGTAATTTTAATGGGTCGGTTGTGTGCAGACCCGGAACTCAGAAACACACAAAGCGGCATTGCTGTTTGCAGTTTTCGGATTGCCGTCAATCGGCAGTACAGCAAAAACAGTGACCAGAAAGCGGATTTTATCAACATCGTCAGCTGGCGGCAGCAAGCGGAATTTGTCAACCGGTATTTCCGTAAGGGGTCGATGATTATCGTAGAGGGCAAGTTACAAAACGCTGATTACACGGACAACAACGGGGTTAAACATTATGCTATGAATGTACAAGCGGACAATGTGACTTTCGGCGAGAGTAAGACAGCCCAGAACGCCACACAGAGCAATTATAACAGCCAACCGCAAAACTACCAGCCAACGCCGCAAACGGCTTACAGCGAGCCGCAGACACCGTCTTACAGCAATCCGATGCAGGGCGTTGTCAATCAGTCGCAAAGCGTCGTACATACCTATGAGGCAGATGTCAAAAATGCTGGTAAGTCAACGCCGGTAATTGACCTCGACGACCTTAGCGACTTCCAAACGATTCTCGGGGATGGGGACGTACCGTTTTAAAAGGAGATGATTCCAGATGCTGGAAAGCGGTTATATTAAGCTATATCGGTCACTTTTAAACTGGGAGTGGTACGATGACATCAACACAAAAACGGTCTTCCTGCATCTGCTGTTGACCGTCAGTATTGAAGAAAGCAAGTGGCACGGAATCACAGTGCCACGAGGAGCAAGGGTGTCAAGTTATCAGGCACTTGCCAAAGAAACAGGACTGTCAGTGCAACAGCTACGCACATCGGTAAAACGCTTGGAATCAACAGGCACTCTAACAAGGTACAAATACCCAAAATATACCGTATTTGCGTTAAAAAACTTTGATAAGTATCAACCGTCAACAAGCAAAGAAACAAGCTGCCAACAGGGTACTAACAAGGTTCCAACAGGCTCCCAACAACAGTATAAGAAGATAGAAGAAGATAAAGAAGATATCTATCTATCTATCTTAGATGCAGAAAGCCAAAATTTTCCTCCAACGCTGGAAGAAATCCGGCTATTTGCAGAGCGAGAGAAAATCCGGATTGACGTGCAAAAGTTTTATGACTATTACACGGAAAGAGATTGGAAGACGAAAAACGGGAATTTTATCCGAAACTGGAAAAAGACCCTGCAATATTGGGGTAAAACAGAGGGAACACCGCACAAAGGAAAGAAACAGCAAGACCCACCAGTATCAGAAAACGCTGAAGCTTATGCAAGCCTGATTTTAAACTTGGATGAGCCGATATAATAGGAAAGGGATGGATATGTCAAAAAGATACTCAGAGCGGTTTAAAATGCAAGTCGCATATGATTATTTTGTAGACCGTTGTCCGGTCAATGCGTTAGGTGATAAATACAAAATCACAGGCGATACGGTCAGATATTTTTGCAGCGAGCGGCGAGGAGAATACCGAGATGCAATTGTCCGGAACTGGAAAGACGAGGAAAAGCGGTTACGTCGAGCGGTGTCTGATTATCTGAGCGGAAAATCCGCCGAAATAATCACGCAGGAGTACAACATTTGTACACGTCGGCTTTTTAGGATGGTCGATACACGTTGCAACTCGTATTTGATAGAGCCGCCGGAATTTACGGCAGAGGAACTTGCAAAACCAAAGGCTTTTACTTTGTACAGGAGTTTGACAAAAGAAATCTTAAAAATGGACGTGCAACGCCGTCCGGTGTACGGTATCCGTGATGCAATCACTGGGATGTGGTTACAGCGGCTCGACAAAAAAGGGAATATGCATCCGCTGTTATATTTGACAGTGGATAACGCAAATGCAAAACTGCGTACAGTCAAAATGATACGAGGTCAGCATAATGCTGGTAACGTTGATTTGAGGGTGCAGTGGTATGGATGGAAACGCGAAAAAAGGAGTGAATCATGCTAAATTTTAAAGAAATAGGCAACGTAACCTATAGGCAGATTGATATCATGAAGCATACAATAGGCTTTAATCGCGGCAGGATAAGAGGCACAAAGTACCGCAGATATGCACCTTATTGGAACTACTTTCAAGCAGGCTTGGCAGACATAGCGAACATTATGAAACTTGTCGAAATCGGGCTTATGAAAGAATATCGGAAAAATTGTTTCGAAGTAACCGATGATGGCAGAGAATTTTTGGAACTTGTCACAGGTGTGACTATCCTTGAGGAGGAAACATGAGCAAAATCAACGCCACGCAAATCCTACCAATTGCCATGATACTGCTGGATGTTGGTGCAGCAGCGGTTTGTTTGTGGCATAAAGACCACAGACGGGCGGTTTATTGGTTGGCTGCGGCGGTTTTAAATGTCACCGTTACGTTTTAATCGAACCTGAATGAAAGAGAAAGGAAACGTTGAAATGAACGACATCGAAAAGAAAATGGAAGCCATGAAAGTGGAATTTTTGGGGAAGCTAGAAGAACTGAAGAAAGAAGCAGAGATGCAAAAGAAACAGGAAGAGCAGAAGCCGTGGAAGCCGGAGCGTGGAGAAAAATATTTTTCAATTGAAAACAGTGTTGACGTTTTTCAGTATACTTATTGTGATGACGGCATCGACGAGCCTAAAATTCTATCCGGCAACTTTTTCCCCACGGAAGAACGTGCCGAACAAGTTGCAAAGAAAATGCGGTTATTGTTACGGCTTGAGCAGCTGCATGATATGCTCTGTCCGGATTATGTGCCGGATTGGAGCAATGAGGATGAACACAAATTTTATCTTTTTTATGACGGAAAGGCAGGCAACTGGAAATATACGTACTGGAGTGCTTTTGATTTTCGCGTTGGGGAATATTTTGATACCGAGGAAAACGCCGAAAAAGCAGCGGAAATTCTGAACAAAGAGATGGAGGAAACCAAATGAAAAAGCTGATTGTTGAGATTGATGATAAGTATGCGGACGCTGTATCCCTGACAGCTACTGGATTGGAACATCGGCTTGGTGGCGGTGGCAACCTTACTGTTGCAGCAGTTTCACTCAAGCATGATGTAACGGCTATTTCCATTGACGAGCACGGAAATATGCTTGGGCTTGAAACCAGATCAGAAGAGGAAGAACACATACCACTTGAAAAGCTGGCAGATGCAGTCCGACAGCTGGAAGATTTACGCAACGACCGTGAAGACTGCAGAAAAGGTTTTGAGGGCGAAGAAAGCTCTTTTTCCAAAGACATTGCAGCAATTGACACGGCGATTGCAGCGATGCAGCAGCTGGCAGCGTTGGATATAGCCAAAAATCGGTAAAAAGGGGGGAATCCATATGAAGAACCCAGCCTTGCAGCGGAAAAACCTGTACAACAAGAACGAGGTGGAATACAGTCACAAAATGGCTATCTATCAGGGCATGGCGATGGTATTTGTTGCGTTGGAGTGGCACTATGGATGGAAAGAGAAACGGCTGCAGCGGCTGTTTGACAACGTGCAGTCCATTGCAGAGATGCCGCCGATTTTTGGCAAGTCACCCGATGCACTGGAACAGATGCAGCATTTTAAACAGGATTACCAGATTGATTTTACAAAAATCCAATTACAAGTAAAGGGTAAAGTGGAGTGAGAAAATGAATAAGGTGTGTAAACGGTGTGGTCAGCCGCTGCCGGATGGCTGGAATTTTTACAACAACAAACGCACCGGGAAGCTAACAAAGTGGACACCTGGACAGTGTTGCAGACCTTGCTATAATGCAATTAACGTTGAGCGTCGCCACAAAAAACGTGATGCATATAAATCCAATCCGCAAGTGGAAGCAAAGGCAACATGTAAAGAGCCGATACCGCTGAAACGATATGACAACATAGACAACTGCTATATATACCTTGCTGCCTGCATTGTCCGGACAACTATGGCGGAGTACGAGCGTGCTTTAAAAAATATAACAACACGCCGGAATCCCTGCATTATATCGAGCGGTTAGAGGGCGATTTGCTAAGCTATTACTACAGCATTTTGGTCTTGCAATCGTTAGACCTACGACGGTATTGCATAAACAAACGCAAGGCGTATGGTATCGGCGTTTACACGACAGCACAAGATGTAGTGTGATTTGATACAAGCATATCAACATAAAATGGAATTCCGAAAGAGCATGAATTTCGGCGAAATATATTGCAATCTTGCATCTATTACTGGTATAATAGATATAGGATAAACGCACCGTGCGGAGGTATCCGTGCGGTGTTTTTTTATGGTGGTATAGATGGATGTTTCAAACTTTTACAAATCTAAGGCATGGCGGCACAAACGCTGCGTGATTCTGCGACGGGATGCTTACCAATGCCAGGACTGCAAGCGTTATGGTCGGATACGTCCGGCGGTTACGGTGCACCACATCAAACATTTGGACGATTACCCTGAGCTTGCCTTGCAAAGCGATAACCTTATAAGCCTTTGCGATGCGTGCCACAACAAGCGGCACCCGGAAAAAGGCGGAAGACGGTGGTAGCCCTCCCCCCCCTCCTTGCAGGGGCTTGGGCGGCTCCTACTGGAACGGTGTAGGGAACACTTTCCAAATGCGGGGCAAAAAATCAGTGGAGGGGGTTCTTGAATGAACGTCATTGAAAAAAACATAAGCGATGTAAAACCGTATGAGAAAAACCCAAGAAAAAATGATGCTGCAGTATCTGCGGTTGCAAATTCTATTCGTGAATTTGGTTTTAAGGTACCGATTGTTATTGACAAAAGCGGAACGATTATTGCTGGTCACACCAGATACAAAGCTGCGTTGCAGTTGAGGTTGCAAAAAATACCTTGCGTGATTGCGGACGATTTGACGAAAGAACAAGTCAAAGCTTTTAGGCTGGCTGACAATAAGGTAGGCGAGATTGCCGAGTGGGATTTTAACATGTTAGAATCCGAAATTGCGGAAATTGAAGATATTGACATGGGACTTTTTAATTTTGATACAAACGCAATCGACGGCGAGGACTTCGGAGAGGATTTCCAACTTCCGGACGGCGAAAAACCGGAAATTTGTACAATGTCTTTTACCTTGCACCAGCGTCAAAAGGAACTCATCGAGTACGCACTCGACACGGTGCAAGATGAGATTACAGAAACATTTGGAAATAACAATAAAAACGGGAATGCATTATATGAGGTAATTAGGCAATGGGCAGAGCAAAAGAAATCACCTTGAAAGTAATTCCGGGGAAAATCGCAAAGCCGTATATAGAAAAACACCACTACAGCAAAAAAGCAGTGAACAACAGCTGTTTGCATTTCGGGGCATTTTTAGATGGAAATTTGCACGGAGTGTTGTCATACGGTCCGAGTTTGGACAAATCAAAAATTATAACACTCGTAAAAGGAACGGGTTGGAATAATTTCTTGGAACTAAACCGTATGGCTTTTGACGACTATCTCCCACGGAACAGCGAGAGTTACTGTATTGCTAAAAGCATCCGGATGATTCGGAAAAACGCTCCGCAAATCAAATGGATTATATCATTTGCGGATGGTTGCTCGTGTGGCGACGGGACTATATACCGAGCGTCTAATTTCGTCTTAACCGGAATCAAAAAGAACAGCAACTTGTGCATGCTTCCAAACGGCGAAAAAATACACAAGATGACTTTAGAGAGCAATCCCACATCGCCAAGAAAAGAACTTGGCGGAATGTCATATTTCCAACTGACTGGCGGAGCGTATAATTTTAAGAAATACGTTGAGAAAGTTGGTGGAAGCATTCTTACCGGATGCCAGCTAAGGTATATTTATTTTATAGATAAAACATTCCGCAACCGGTTGACGGTTCCGGAAATCCCGTTTTCTAAAATTGATGAAATCGGGGCAGGAATGTATCTTGGAGAAAAAATGTCGCTTGCAGAAAGACATGTGGATAAATAATAAATCGGGAGGTGGTCAAAGTGAAGAAATCTGCGTGGCGGAACAGAATACAGAAAGCCTGCCAAGCAGCAGGGACTTATCGGGAATGTTTTGATACCGTCATTGATACACTGGCGGACATTTTAGAAAAGCGTGACAATGCACAGGAAATTTTTAAAAAATCCGGCGGAAACACAATTGTGAAGCATGTCAACAAGGGCGGCGGAACATTTTTAGAAAAAAATCCTGCACTTGTGATTATTGACGATTTAAACCGCACGGCGTTGACTTACTGGCGAGATTTGGGGCTAACGCCCAAGGGACTAAAAGCAATCGACGAAAAAGCGATGAAACCGCAAAAAAAGGATGCTTTGGCGGAGGTGCTAAAGAGCCTTGGCGACTAAACAATTTAAGCAGATTGCAATACAATATGCCGAGGATGTCGTCGCCGGAAAGATTATTGCTGGAAATAATTTTTTGGAATGCAAGCGGTTTTTAGAAGATTTAAAACGTGAAGATTTGGAACTGCACACAAAAGAACCGGATTTGGTTTGCAATATAATTGAACGGTTTATGGTGCACAAGCAAGGCGAAAGCCTTAAAGGCGAGCCACTTATGAACACGCCGATGTTGCTGCAGCCGTGGCAAGTCTTTACTGTGTATAATCTTGTTGGATTTTACTATACAGGGACAAAAGAACGCAGATATAAAGAAGCGTTTATTTTTATTCCAAGAAAATCTGGGAAAACCATGTTTATTGCTGCTTTAGCGTTTGCGTTGGCAATTTTGGAACGTCGCTCTGGGTCTATTATTTACATCGTTGCAGCGTCGCAAAAGCAAGCGTGCGAATCTTTTAACGATATTTTGTACACATTGCGATACCGTGAGATGATTGATGATTTTAGAGTGCTTAACAACAACGCTGAGCACTCTATCAGTTATCAATTTACAGACGCAAACGGCAGACCAAATGGCTCTATACGCATTGAGGCATTAGCAAGCAATCCAGATGCACAGGATTCCTTTAACTGCAATATTGCAATCGCAGACGAGGTACACGCTTTTAAAAAATCCGCACAGTATAACCGGTTTAAAGAGGCGATGAAAGCCTATACAAACAAGTTGATGATAGGCATTACTACTGCCGGAGATAACATCAACAGCTTTTGTTATCGGCGGTTAGAGTATGCAAAAAAGGTTTTAAATGGCACGGTAAAGGACGATACGCTTTTTTGTTTTGTGTCTCAAGCAGAACAAGACGAGCGTGGACAGGTAGATTATACGTCACCTGTCCAACACGAAAAAGCAAACCCATCTTACGGCGTTACAATTAGACCAGCCGACATTTTGCAGGAATCGCTGCAGGCACAAAACGACCCTCAACAACGCAAAGACTTTTTAAGCCGGTCACTCAATATTTATACCAGTGCTATGCGAGCATATTTTGATTTATCAGAGTTTCGTGCATCGGATAATAAATACAATTGGACGATAGAGGACTTGCTGCGTATGCCGATTGATTGGTATGGCGGAGCGGATTTGTCCAGAATGTACGATTTGACCGCTGGGGCTTTATACGGGCACTATGCAAAAGAAGACGTTGACATTATCATTACACATGCTTTTTTTCCGGTCACAATGGCGGCAAAAAAGGCAGACGAGGACGAAATACCGCTGTTTGGCTGGGCGGATGATGGACTTTTAACCATGTGCAACAGTCCAACCGTCAACGCTGCCGATGTTGTAAACTGGTTTGTCTCCATGCGGCGGCATGGATTTAAAATAAAGCAAATTGGGCATGACAGAAAATTTGCAAGAGAATATTTCATTGGAATGAAACAAGCAAAATTTAATATTATTGACCAGCCACAATATTATTATTTAAAATCCGAGGGGTTCCGGCACATTGAACAACGTGCGAAAGACGGAAAACTGTATTATTTACACAACGAAGCATTTGAATATTGCGTGGAAAATGTGAGTGCAATTGAAAAAACGGACGATATGATACAATACGAAAAAATCGGGGAAACAAACCGGATTGATTTGTTTGATGCAAGCGTTTTTGCTTGTGTTAGATACTTGCAAAGCATGGAGCGTAAACAAAAAGCAAAGGATTGGTGGGGATAAAATGTTTTGGAATCAAAAAAAGAAAACACGGAATAACTCGCCGGTTGCATTATTTTTATCTGACAGGGAAAATGATGCAATCTGCGTACCGGGTTATACAACATTAGACCGCTGTCCGGAAGTAATGACCGCTTGCAGACGCATTGCGGAATTGATTGGCTCTCTTACCATCCATTTGATGGAAAATACCGAACAGGGAGACAAGCGGATTGTGAACGCTCTCAGCCGAAAAATCGACATCGAACCGATGGCAAACATGACCCGGAAAACGTGGATGGAAGCAATCGTGATGAATCTTTTGCTATACGGAAAAGGAAATAGTATCGTAAAAGTACATACAGCTGGCGGATATTTGAGAGATTTAGAACCAATTGCAGCGTCAAAAGTTTCTATTCCGGAAAGCGGTTCTTACTCTGTCATGATTGACGGGATTCCGTATAAATCGGACGAGATTCTGCATTTCGTACACAACCCCTCCCCGAATTGCCTATGGAAAGGGCGAGGCTTGCAAATATCCCTGCGACCGTTTGCGGACAACCTTAAACAGGCAGCCGCAACGGAAAAATCATTTTTATCCAGCAAGTGGAAACCGTCTGTCATTGTAAAAGTAGATGCGTTGACCGATGAATTTAGTTCGCCGACAGGAAGAAAGAAACTGCTGGCAGATTACGTAGAATCCAGTGAAGTCGGCGAACCATGGCTGATTCCGGCGGAACAATTCTCAATTGAACAAATCAAACCACTATCTTTATCTGATTTAGCAATCAGCGACGTTGTAAAACTGAACAGGCGGATGATTGCAGCGATTCTGGGCGTGCCGCCGTTTTTGCTGGGTGTTGACAGCTACAGCAAAGACGAATGGAACGCTTTTGTAAATCATACTGTAAAGCCAATTGTGATTGGAATACAGCAGGAAATGACAAAAAAGCTGATTTTATCCCCAAACATGTACATCCGCTTTAATGTTTTGTCTTTGTTTGATTGGGATATAAAAACCATCGCTGACGTATTTGGCGGCTTGTCTGACCGTGGTTTTGCTACTGGTAACGAGGTACGAGACCGGATGGGCTTGTCCCCGAGAGATGGATTAGATGAATTACGAGTGCTGGAAAACTACATCCCTTATGAGATGTCAGCGTATCAAAAAAAATTAGTACAGGGAGGGAAAGAAGAAAATGGAACGGAATAACGTCATGTATCGCACAATGCAGTCAGCACTTACAACGAGGGACGGCGAATCAAACGAAGCCCCTGTAATTGAGGGCTATTTTGCGGTATTTGATTCAAATTATGATATGGGGTATGGCATGAGTGAGAGCGTTGCACCGGGTGCGTTTTCGGAAACGCTTGCCGGAGATGTCCGGGCACTTATTGACCATGACACCCGGCTTGTGCTTGGGCGTACAACCGCCCACACACTGGAATTGAGAGAGGATTCTCACGGATTATGGGGAAAAATCTACATCAACCCAAAAGATAGTGAGGCAATGAATCTTTATGAACGTGTAAAACGTGGTGATGTGTCCCAGTGCAGCTTTGGTTTTGAAATTCTTAGCGAAGAAACAACTTTCCCGGCAGGCGGGGAAATCCATTGGAGAATCACAAAGGTAAAGCTTTATGAAGTATCTTGCTGCACATATCCGGCGTATGAAGAAACCGGCATATCTGCACGAAAAAAAGACCGGGAACAAATCGAAAAGCGAAAATCAGAAGCGTGGAAATCCGCACTTTTGAAAAAACTGAAAGGGGAAAAATAAAAAATGCTGAAAGCACTGTTATTGCGAAACAAGATTGACAGCAAAAAAGCTGAACTGGCGGAACTCCGCACAGCCGCCGCAGAGTTGGAAAAACGGGAAAAAGAACTGGAATCCGACATCAACGAGGCAAAAACCGAAGAAGAAAAGGCGGTGGTTGAAAAGGCTGTCAACCAGTTTGAACAAGACAAGGCGGAAAACGAAAAGTCCATCAGCGAACTGGAAACGGAAATTGCTGACATGGAGAAAGAATTGGATGCCGTGGAACAGAAACAACAGACACCGCAAGCCGAGGGTAATTCGGACGATGAAACCAGAAAGGGGAATGTTAAAATGAAAACCAGAGTGAAATTTTTTGGCATGAACGTACAGGAACGTGATGCGTTTTTTGCCAACGATGCTGTAAAAAGCTGGTTGGAACGTGTCCGGGAAATGGGCAAGAATCAGCGGTCTATTACCGGTGCTGAGCTGCTTATCCCGGAAGTTGCACTGGATTTAATCAAAGAAACCACGCTTAAATACTCTAAGCTGTACAAGCATGTAAATGTTAAGAGTGTGCCGGGCAAGGCAAGACAGAACGTAATGGGAGCAATCCCAGAAGCAATTTGGACGGAAATGTGTAGCACACTCAATGAATTAAACCTCACCTTTAACAACGTAGAGGTAGACGGCTATAAGGTCGGCGGATTTATTGCAATCTGCAATGCCGTGCTGGAAGATTCCGACATCGCCCTTGCAGCTGAGATTATCTCTGCACTTGGTCAGGCTATCGGTTACGCATTGGACAAGGCAATCTTGTACGGTACTGGGACTAAAATGCCACTTGGTATTGTCACCCGTCTGACGCAGGCTGCAAAGCCGTCTGGTTACTCTACCACCGCCAGAGCGTGGGCAAACCTTACCGCCAGCAACGTGCTTGCAATCTCTGGTAAAACAGATGCAGCATTGTTTAAGGAATTGGTTATTGCATCCGGAAACGCTAAGGCAGATTACAGCCACGGCGAGATGTTTTGGGCAATGAACGAAAAGACGTTTACAAAGCTGGTTGCAAATGCCCTGACCATCAACGCTGCTGGTGCGATTGTAACCGGGCAGAGCGGAACGATGCCAGTAATTGGCGGAGCAATTGAAAAACTGTCCTTTATCCCGGACGATGTAATCATTGGTGGTTATGGCGACTTGTATCTGCTGGCAGAGCGTGCAGGAACAGCTATCAGCCAGTCGGAACACGCAAGATTTATTGAAGACCAGACTGTATTTAAGGGGACTGCGAGATATGACGGCTTGCCGGTGATTGCAGAGGGATTTGTTGCAATCGGAATTGGCGGTACAAAACCAACCGCAAACGCAGTTACTTTTGCAGAAGGCACGGCAAACAGTGACGGAGAATAATCGTTATGAATGTAGACCTGCTTACAATGCTTAAGGTAGACCTCGGAATTACCGCCGAGGCTTATAATGACCGGCTTTACGCAGATTTACAGGCGGCAAAAAGCTACATTGCACGAGAGGGAATCACATTAAATGAAACCATCGAAGACGACCAACTTGTTGTACAGTATGCAGCGTGGCTATGGCGGCAGCGTGGCGGAGATGAGCAATCCTCAATGCCACGAATGCTGCGATATTTGCTTAACAATCGGCTGTTTTCTGAAAAAATGAGAGGAAATGACGATGGATGATGTAATTGAACTGGTCAAACAGCATTTATACAGAGATGATTGCGGCGTGGAACGATTGGTGGAAGAATCAAAAAGAACTGTGTTTTGTAGCGTGCAATCAGCGAGCAGAGCGGAGTTTTTTGCAGCAATGCAGGCTGGGTTAAAACCGTCATTTATTGTGCAAATCAATCCGATTGAGTACGATTGTGAGGGAATTACCGTATACCATGGAAAAAGATATTTGATTTATCGAACATATCAAAAAAACATGGATGTGTTGGAATTGTATCTCAAGGAAGAGGTGGGAATACAAAATGACCTATACTGACATCGCAAAAATGATGGAGCAAATGCATTTGCCGTTTGCATATCACCATTTTGAGCGTGGCAAAGCACCGCCACTGCCCTATTTTGTCTTTTATTATGACGGGCGGAGCGATTTTTCCGCCGACAACCACGCCTATCAAAAAATCGTAGAGGTGACGCTGGAATTGTACAGCAACCAAAAAGATTTTAAATCTGAAAGTCAAATAGAATCCGTTTTAGAAAGAAATGAGATTGTATATGATAAAACGGAAGAATACATATCTTCTGAAAAGATGTTTGAACAGATTTATGAATTTGAACTGCTGCTGGAGGGGTAAACATGATAAAAACTATTCGCGTTGATAAACTGGCGGACGAAATTATGAAAGAGTTGCAAGAATATAGCAATGCAACCAGCGACGACGTAAAAGCAGCAGTCAAAAAATCCTCTCAGGCAGTCAAAAAAGAACTACTACAAACTGCCCCAAAGCGAACGGGGACGTACAGAAAAAGCTTTGTAGTAACAAAAATCGAAGAAAATTCAAGCAAATTAAAAGTAGCCGTCCACTCTAAAAAGCATTACCGGTTATCACATTTGCTGGAAGATGGTCACGCACTCAGGCAAGGCGGAAGAACAAACGCACACCCACACATGAAACCAGCGGAAGAGCATGGAATCGAAATGCTTGAATCGCTTGTAAAAAAATCATTAGGGAGGAACTAAGCATGGCAACCGAAACTAAGAACAAGGTTAAATTTGGCTTAAACAAAGTATACTGGGCAAAAATCACCGGATATGATGAGGTGTTCCGCAATACGCTGCACCTGTACGTCTGCCGGGTGCTGTCAGCCTTAGCATTGACGCAAATGGCGAAACAGAACCGTTTTACGCAGACAACTGTGTTTATTATCTGTGCAACAACAACTCCGGTTATGAGGGAGATTTGGAAGTCGCATTGATTCCAACCGATTTTGCAACGGAAATTTTGGGAGAAAAGCTTGATACAAAGGGAGTACTCGTGGAAAAGAGCGATGCAGAAGTTGCCGAATTTGCACTGTTTTTTGAATTTGAAGGCGACAAAAAGAAAATCAGACATATCTTTTACCGCTGCTCTGTTGCACGTCCTGCAACAGAATCCGCAACCACAGAAGATACAAAGGAAGTCAAAACGGAAACTCTCAAGCTGTCTGCAACCGCGTTGGACAATAACCTTGTTAAGTCAAAATCTTGTGAAAAAACAGATGCTGAAACTTATAACAACTGGTACAACGCTGTTTATATGCCAAGCTTTACAGCGGAAGAAAACAAAGCGAATTAAGGAGATAAAAAATGGGAGTGTCAAAAACAATTACCATTGACGGCGTAGATGTACAATTTAAAGCGAGTGCAGCAATTCCTCGGCTATATCGCTTGCAATTCCGGCGTGATTTGTTTCATGATTTTGCCGATTTGCAAAAATCGGTTGACGATGAAAAAGAAAAAGACAGTGAAGCGTCCGGATTAAATCCAGAAATTTTGGAAACGTTTGAAAATGTTGCGTACATGATGGCAAAGCATGCAGACCCTAAAGGCGTACCGGGAACAGCGGAGGAATGGTTGGAACAGTTCTCCATGTTTTCAATTTATGAAATTTTGCCAGAACTGCTGGAACTTTGGAATGCAAACTTGCAAACGCAAGTCCAGTCTAAAAAAAACATCGCCCGACTGACCGCCCGATGACCACACCGCTTTTTTTGCTGCGGTGTGTACAGATTGGCTTATCAATAAGTGATTTGGATTTTTTAACTATTGGACTTGTAAATGACTTATTTACAGAGAGAGAAAACGATGACTACCCATATAGTTATCAAGCAACACAAGCAGATTTTGACAAATTTTAAAAAGGGGGAAGCAATATGGCGAGCCGTATCAAAGGCATTACCGTCGAAATTGGTGGTGACACCACTAATCTGGTAAAATCTTTGGAGGGTGTCAACAAAAATATCCGTAATACGCAAAGTCAATTAAAAGACGTCGAGCGGTTACTAAAGCTTGACCCTACCAACACAGAGTTGCTAACTCAAAAGCAAAAGTTGTTAAAAGCTGCTGTATCCGATACAAAAGACAAGTTGCAAGCCCTTAAAGCAGCAAACGAAGCCGCAGCCAAAACAGCGGATAATTACGGGGCGTGGAAAACTAAATATGATGCAATACAGAGTGAAATTGAATCCACGACAACCGAATTAAAGAAACTGAAAAAGCAAGCAGAGAATGCAGAAAAGCAACTTGCTGACGGAAAAATCTCTCAAGAGAAATACGATGCTTTACAAAGCAAAATAAAATCAACAGAAACCAAACTTAAAGACTTAAAAGAAGCCGCAAAACAGGTAGATGATGAGTTTGGACATCCGATTTCCCCGGAACAATATGACGCGTTGCAACGGGAAATCCAGCAAACAGAAAACGACCTAAAGAAACTGGAGCAACAAGCAGGTGAATCCAGAACGGCGTTGGTTAAGCTGTCCGAAGCTGGAAAAAAATTTCAGGACGTTGGCGATAAAATCTCCGGCGTTGGTACAAAGTTGCTCCCGGTTTCAACGGGAATTGCCGCTATCGGAACACTTGCCGTAAAAACGGGAGCGGATTTTGATTCTGCGATGAGCAAGGTTGCATCCATTTCCGGGGCAACAGGTTCGGAAATAGATGCTCTCCGAGATAAAGCCCGTGAGATGGGTAGCAAAACGAAGTTCTCCGCAAGCGAAGCTGCCGATGCGATGAGTTACATGGCTATGGCAGGCTGGAAAACCAGCGATATGCTTAACGGTATTGAGGGCATTATGAACCTTGCTGCTGCTTCCGGTGAGGACTTGGCATCTACTTCAGACATTGTCACGGATGCTCTGACCGCTTTCGGTTTGTCTGCTTCGGACAGCGGACACTTTGCAGATATTCTGGCGGCTGCATCAAGCAATGCCAATACCAACGTCAGCATGATGGGTGAAACTTTTAAGTATGCCGCTCCTGTGCTGGGTTCTCTGGGATACTCTGCTGAAGACTCCGCCATTGCCATCGGCTTGATGGCAAATGCCGGAATCAAATCCTCGCAGGCTGGCACAGCTTTGCGTGGTGCAATTGTTAGCCTTGCTAAACCAACCGATACAGTATCCTCGGCAATGGAAAAATACGGGATTTCCTTGACAGATAGTTCCGGCAAGATGTATTCGCTCCGTGATTTGATGGGGCAAATGCGTGATAAACTGGGTGGACTTACAGAGGCGGAACAAGCACAAGCAGCCGCTTCGCTTTTCGGTCGAGAAGCGATGTCTGGGATGTTGGCAATTATCAACGCATCACCAGCAGACTTTGAGAAGCTGACAAATGCAGTAGATACTTGTTCCGATACGGTAGATGGCTACAATGGCACGACCGAAAAAATGGCAGCGGTCATGCAGGATAACCTTGCCGGACAAGTGACCATCTTGAAGTCCCAGCTGGAAGAACTGGCAATCAGTTTTAGTGATATTCTGATGCCAGCAATCCGCAGCCTTGTTGCTCGACTGCAAACAATTGTTGACAAACTCAATCAATTAGACCCACAAACGAAGGAAACAATTGTGAAAATCGCTTTAGCGGTTGCAGCTATTTCTCCTTTACTTATTGCAATTGGGAAAGTAATCTCTGTTGTCGGAACGTTTATGCAAGCAATTGCAAAAATACCTAAAATCCTTGGCAGTATTAAAAATGGATTTTCTGCCGTTACAGGTGCTTTAAATGTGTCAACTGCTGGATTTGCCGCCACTGTTGGAGTAGTTGCACTTTTAGCAACTGCGTTTGTACATCTATGGCAAACAAACGAGGATTTTAGAAATAAAATTATCAGCATCTGGGAGCAAATCAAAGGCACATTTACCGAGTTGACACAAGGTATTACCAACCGCCTCAATGCTCTGGGATTCGATTTTGAGAGTTTTGCCGATGTGCTGAAAGCGGCGTGGGATGGGCTGTGTAATCTGTTAGCTCCTATTTTCGAGGGTGCTTTTCAGAACATCTCCAATGTCTTTTCCGAATTTACCGGCATTCTTCTGGGATTGCTGGACGTTCTGATTGGTCTGTTTACTGGCGATTGGGAGCAGTGCTGGAATGGAATCAAAGGGATTTTTACATCTATTTGGGACTTTGTTGTCAACACGTTCCGCAACATTATGAACACCCTGAAAGGTATTGCAGATGTGTTGCTGGGGTGGTTTGGTACAGATTGGGAAACCGTTTGGACATCTGTAAAGACGTTTTTCACAAACACTTGGACAAATATTCAGACGTTCTTCTCCAATACACTGACCAACATCAAAACGTTCTTCTCTAACATCTGGACTTCCATTTCTACAACTGTAACAAACGTTCTGACATCAATCCAAACAACAGTAACCAATGTTTTTACCTCTATCAAGACGTTTGTAACAACAATCTGGCAGGGTATTTATACGTTTTTTAGCACAATTTTTAATGCAATTTATACAGTAGTATATAATGTGTTTAATACGATATATACAGTGATTACAACTGTATGGACAACTATCTATACAACGTTAGAGCCGTTGATTAACGCTTTCGGATATTTGTTCGAAACGATTTTTGAAGCAATTCAAATTGTCGTTGGAAGAGTTATGGACTGGGTTTCTGAAAAAATTAGTGCTATTTGGAACGGAATTGTTGATTTTATAACACCAATTTTAGAAAGCATTCGGGATTTCTTTTCTGAAATCTGGACGGCTATCAGCGATAAAATACAAGAAAAGCTGGAGTTTATAAAAAATCTTGTCGAAACCATTTGGAATGGAATAAAAGACTTTTTAGAGCCACTCTTAACTGCTCTACAAACAACATTTACAAACATTTGGGAGGCTATTCGTTCTCAGATTGATACAGTATCCAACGCAATTCGCTCTATTATTGAGCGGATTTGGAACTCTATTTCTGGCACAATCTCTTCCATAATGGGAAACATCCGTAACACTTTTTCCGGAATTTGGGACAGCATTTCAGATAAAATATCGTCTGTAGTAAATGGGATTAAAACAAATGTATCAAACGCATGGGAGAACATTTACGACAGCATTTCTAATCTTATGAGCCGGATTAAAAATAAGATTTCCGATATTTGGGACGGCATACACGACGGAATTTCTGACAAAATCGGCGACATACGAACAACCATAGAAAATGGGCTTAACGGTGCTATTGATTGGATTAGAGGGCTTGCTTCCGACGCTTGGAACTGGGGCAGCGATATTATCTGGGGCATTATTGACGGGATTCAAAGTGCAATTGGTTGGCTGGAGGACTGCGTCACCAATGTTGCCGATACCATTCGGGATTTCCTGCACTTCTCTGTACCGGACAAAGGTCCGCTGACAGACTACGAGAGTTGGATGCCGGACTTTATGAAAGGGCTGGCAGACGGCATCGACAAGAGCAAGAAGTATGTGGAGAAAGCCGTGGGCGGTGTGGCGAAAGCCATGCAGCTGACCATGGATTCTGGTTTGAATTACAGCTTGCATGGAATCTCCGGAGCAATGCTGCCCGACAGTTCCGGTGGGACGGTGAACAATTATTACAACACGGACAATCGAAAGACAGTGAATCAGACCAATCAATCGCCGAAGGCATTGTCACGGTTGGAGATTTATCGGTTGACACGGAATGCGTTGAATGTGTAGATTGATAAACTGGAATTTGATTTTCAGAAAAACGCAAATTTGAGAAAAAATCTTATGTGAACGCCATATGCATCTATTAGCATGTTAACTATCCGTTCTTTTGAATTCTTCAATCATTCGTTTCTCGTGTTCGGTATACCATTTTTGGATATACAGTTCAGTCTTGTTTTCACCCGGAGCGAATACTTTAGTGTACCTATCTTTATCTCCTACGATAGATGAAGCAAATGTTGTTTCTGGACAGCCTATGATATTCCCTGCATCATACTTCAAAATCATGTTCTCTGCAATTGAATAGTAAAAGGCACTGGCATCAGATTTATACAGACCATCCTTTGAAAATGGATAGTTCTTAAATCGTATGCGGTTATACTTTGGATTCATGCCATGAACAAGAGCCTTTTCTGCATCAAGACTTATCTGGTTAGGTGTTACATCAAAATTCCCGGTGAATGCTTTCATAAAGTCATTCTCTGAACTGAATCCCGTGAGCATCGTACACATACGGGAATTGATGGTAAACGGCATCAATATAAGTTCTTCACTTTTATCAAAGCTAGGTGATATTACTTTCTCTTCTATAAGCATATCTTGTAGAGCATGATGTGCCTTAAACCTTTGTGTCAGCTTCTCCCCGACACACTCTCCTACATAAAGAACCTCGTAGGTAATCGCTGAGGTAAAATCGCCCTGTATGGCAATATGGAAACCGTCATTACTATAATAAAGTTCATCAAAGGTAAATCCAATATTGGGAACGGCTTCACCCTTATCATTAAAAGAAAATAGCCATACTTTCTGTGCCTTCTCCAATCCCTCTGGTTCCGTTTTTATTCCTGCAAAGCTATTCAAAGAGTATTTTGAATTTTCCTGTGCGGAGACGAAGATTCGAAAGGATGCTTTACCCACCTCAACGTCAAGGATTAAATAAGATTCATCTGATATTTCCCTTTGTGGAACGAAAACCGGCACTTCTCGTTTGCCTATGATGTAGATGGAAGCCTTGTCGAGTCTTTCTTTCTCATTCCAAAGTTCAGGATTGAGTACAGGTGCTTTCTTTATACGGTTGAAATCTTTGATAGAGATAGGAGCGTGAGTTAAGTGTAAATTTGTTTCTAATATATTGTTCATATTTTGTTTCTCCTCAAATTTCGATTTACGGGGATAATGCCCCTATCATTTTTATCCATTATACCACACCCCACCAGAAAAAGCAAGGAGGTATCCCATGTATTTCACCCTTATTCTCGAAAACGAATCCGGCGAACAAGTGAATCTGTCCACCACCGCCAACCAATACATGACCTCCAAAATCGAAGGTCTGAATCCGCCTGCCGGAACGATTTCCACTTCTTCTTACGCATGCATGAACGGCAGCTACCTGAACAACGCTTTCATCGAAAAGCGAAACGTAGTCATTTCCTTTGCCATGCGTGGCATTGGGATTGAGAAAAGAAGGCATCGCCTGTATCGTGTGGTCAAGCCGTCCCGATACATCAAGATCTGGTACAAGACAGTAAACATCGATGTCTATGCCGAGGGGTATGTAGAAACTTGCGAGGTAGAGCATTTTGAGCAGCAGATCAGCGGGCAGATCTCCATTCTCTGTCCGGACATTTACTGGTACAGTCGGGACATCTTCTATGCCTACTACAGCGGTGTCACCGGAGCATTTCACTTTCCCTTTCCGGAGAGCGATGCTCCGTTTCCTTTGGGCGTGTACTCCACCAGCAATCTGTTCTCTATCACCAATGGCGGAGATGAAACTGGTTTCACGCTGCGAATCGAGGCACTGCCCAGTGATATTCCGCAGGAAGTGGTTGCCGTGACACCGACCATCTACAATGAAAACGGAGAATATCTGCAAATCAAAGGCGATATTCTGACCGGCGATGTCATTACGGTTACCACGAAAACCGGAAACAAGACCGTCACGCTGACACGTAATGGCGTGGACAGCAATATCCTGAACCGGCTGGTTTCCGGTTCGACTTGGCTGACCT